GAAATGACTAAACTATCTACAGAAGCTAAGAAGTATAAAACAGCTGATGAGTTTATAGAATCAAAAAAGAAAGATATTATATGCAAATGATCATGTGATAGATTGAGAAGAACCGAAGATGGCGAAAACTTTTGGCAAGCTATGATGAAAACAAAAGAACCTATAAGCGAGAAAGAGTTTATAGATAACGTTAACATAAAGGACGTTCTAGATGAGTGAGAAACATGGGATATTGTAAAAGCTGATGCTAAGAGAGAATGAGACCCTATAATTTTCTTTAAGTCAAAAGACGACATTTACTTCTACCAGCAAGCATGATTTGAATTTATACGACAAAACAAAAATAAAATACAATTAAAGAAGATACGAGAAGAAGCAAACAACAAATAATACATTAAAACATAACCAAAACTAAATAATGACTTTAAAAGAACAAGCATTAAAAGAATTGGCTACGAGAAGACTTGAGGAGATACACGCACCACAAAGGGATTCTCTTCTTGAGTTCTTAATCTTCTACTGGAGAAACGAAAAGAAACAAGATCTTGATATGAACCGACATATGGTTGAGATATGCAAGAAGCTGGAAGATGTATATCATGGAAGATGTAAGAGATTGATGATTAATATACCACCCCGCTCACTCAAGACAGAGATAGTCTCTATTGCTTTCCCTGCTCGATGCTTGGGTAACGATAACGCTAGGAAGTTCATGGGTATATCTTACTCATCTGGACTAGCACAAGATAACTCAAGTGCATGTAGAGCAATGTATGATTCAGAAACCTATAAGTCTATCTTCCCAAGAAAGACAGAAATTAAAGACGATCAGAATACAAAACAATATTGGACTACACAACAATGAGGTCAGTATTACGCATCATGATCAACTGGTACTATTACTGGTAAGTGATGTGATATAATGACTATTGATGATCCAATCAAGCCTGACGAAGTAGATAGTGATGTAAGGAGACTTGCAGTAAACAACAACTATCACAACACACTAAAATCAAGACTAAATAGTAAGTCAGATGGTGCTATTGTGATAATAATGCAGAGACTACACGATAATGATCTATGTGGTCACTTACTCGATCAAGAAAACGACTGAGTCTGAGAGGTATGGGAAAAGATTATAGTTCCATCTATTGCAGAGGAGGATGATGAGTTTAGAAAACAATGAGAGTCGTTCTTTGAAAAAAGGTTTCCACTTGAGATACTAAACCAATTGAAGTCGTGAGACCCCATATGATTCTCTACGCAGTATCAACAAGAACCAGTCAATAAAGACACACAAGAGTTTCATGAGGAACGGTTTAAGTATCATGGAGAGTGAACAGATAATAAAACACCAACATCATTAAGGATATTCACATCAGTAGATCCAGCGTTCAAAAAGTGACAAAACAATGATCAGACAAGTATTATGACTGTTTGACTTTCATCAGACCAAGTATATATATTAGAATATACGGCAGGTAAGTATTCAGCTGTTGAGTTACAAGACAAAATAATCTATCATGTACAGAAATGGAATCCAGAGAAAGTAGGTATTGAGGCTTTTCAAGCACAAACTATGATCTCACAACATCTTAGACTAGAATTGCAGAGAAGAAATATCTATGCAAGTATAGAAGAGATAAGACAAACTGGTGACAAACTGACAAAGATTAGAAAACTAATAGCACCATACAGAAGAGGACAGATATTTCATAAGCACTGAATGGATTGACTAGAGACAGAACTCAAAAGATTTCCAAGAGGTAAGCATGACGATATCATCGACTCACTGCAAATGGTATATGATATGATATACTTAACACCATGAACAAAGGTTAAAGTAGAATATAAATTTGAATTTGACAGTAATGGTATCCCCTACACAATATGAAGCTAAACCAAGATCAACAATACGAAATAGCTAAGCACGTACAAGATACCTATGTTGACTATAGTGATAGGCTTACGTCATGGAAAGAAAGGATGACTGATATATTCAATGAGTATTCAACATTTAAGAATCCTAGTAAAGATAGGTGGACTCCAGACTTCAAAGTAAATAAGGCACACGAGATAGTAGATAAGGCAGTTGCTAAAACAATGTCTTGAGCTCCTACTTGGTTAGTAAGCGACACCAACAAACAAATAGAAGACGAGGAAGCACAACAAAAAGCAAAGGATGAGGCATTAGGTGTCAAAGCATACTTAACTGAAATCTACAACAAACAAGATATGATAGAGACAGCCGAGTTAGTCGCTAAGTCTATGTTTGTGTATGGTTTGTGTATTAGTAAAATATCTTACAAGTATAAAGTATCAAGAAACAAAGGTAAAAAAGATGAAATAACTGATACAGAGGAATGATCATATACAGAATCAGTAAACTCAGTAGAAGAAGATGTATATGACTCATATCCTTGTATAGATCCTAAGTCATGGACTGATGTAGTGTTTGACCCTAGATATACAAGACTAGAAGACTTTCCTTGTATAATAGAAACTAACAAGAATATTAGATTGTCTTTCTTCACCAAAGACCGCTCAAGGTTTATGAACGTGGACAAACTAATAGAGTGCTGTATGGCTACAACCAATAACCAATCAGATGATAGATGATATAGATCACAGATTGAGTCTATCTTAGGTATATCATGAGTAGATAACCCAAGCAAGTTTAGCTCTAGCTCACTAAATATTAAATGTTACTACGGTTACTACGACCTATCATCTGCCGAAGATTGAAGCGGTGAAAAGATGTATGAGTTCTGGACGGTAAATAATATGATTGTTATATACGCAGAAGAAATAACACATATGCCATTTGAGGATGCAAGATGTAGTTATGACACAGAATCATTCTTAGCAGTATGACTAGTAGAGCCTATGATGGGCCTACAAAAGGAGATGAACTTTCAAAAGACTAGTGCAGCCAAGTATATCAACCAAACTCTTAATAGACAGATGGTACGAAGTCCACAGAGTGGAATTAATCCATCTAAGCTAAATGATCCTATTATAGTAGCACAGAACGGTTGAGCAGCAGCACAAGAAAACTTGTATGAGCTACCACATAGACAGTTATCTTCTGATTACTTTGGTAACCTACAAGATCAAGAGAGGCAGATACAAGCAGTAACTTTCTCAGTAGATACAGCTAATACTAAATCTACATGAGCGTTAACTAATACGGCAACTGGTGCAAAGATTGATTACGCTGAAAGCAATGTAGTATCAGATGCACACAAGAAGCACTTCGAACAGTGGTTTATTAGGTCAGCCTATAAAATACTACAAGTCGCAGCAGACAAGATGGAATGAATTATTAGTATTAAGCTAGAAGATTGAAGAGTTGTGGATATGAGGAAAGAAACTTTCATAAACGCAGCAAATAGATTCAACATTAGTATTGAGATATGATCCACTTGATGGGATAGCCAACAGAGCAAAAGAGATGATGCAGCAGCAGTAGCAAACATTGCATGAGTATATATGGGGATGTGATTTCAGTGATTTGACCTCGAATATCTAGCAAAGCAAAATCTTTGACTATTTGAGCAGATAGATGTCAAGAAACTTATCAAGCCACAGTTACCTATGTGAGAAATGTGATGATTGATGTGACAACAACAATTACCACCACCAGTATAAATCTTTATTGCTGATAACATAACCAAATGTCATTGAAAGTACTTAAGAGCGTAAAAGCACTAATGAAAAAGATAACTGGACAAAAGGATCAGTCAGGTTATTATAAAAGTCAGGTCGGTGCATTCACAAAACTTAAATCACTTAATGAGTTTGCTTATGTTATCAGCTATCGAGAACTTGAAGCAGATAAATCAATAAATATGCTAGCCAATAAAGAGTGTGCAAACATTCCGTATCGACAAGCTAATTATAATTGTGCTATCTGATTCTTGAACTTTTTAGACAACATAACCTCCGAGGAGGTCATTTAACATTAAAAACACAGCAAAATGACAACAACCAATTGAACAACTGACGAAAGTCTGACTCATGAGGACTGACAAGTGCTATACGAAGTAAACGGTGAGCAGTTAACACTTGATGAACTACAGAGCGGTTACATGAGACAATCAGACTACACTCGTAAAACACAAGAGTTAAAGAAGAGCGAACCCAGAGAAGAAGAGGATGAATCACGAGTACCAGTAGTAGAAGCTAAAATGCAACCATATATTGATAGTATCGTAGCAAAAAGACTGGCAGAAAGAGAGTTCGACAACGATGTATTATCTAGTCCAGAACTTAAACAATAC